TATTTAGAGAAGAAATCTAATTCTCAGCTTGATGATAAAACTGCAAATGCAGGTTACAATAACTACACTAAATACTGGAGAGACGTATATCCTCAGTATCAGGCACAGGCTTGGTGCGCTGCATTTCTGAGCTGGTGTATGATGAAAACATTCGGTCTTGATGTAGCTAAAAAACTTCTTAAACATTGGCCTTATGTATACTGTCCTACTCTTGGAAATCTCTTCACAAAGTATGCAAATCCACAGCGAGGAGACATTGTAATCTTCTATCGTAATGGCACATTCGCTCATACTGGATTAGTAACAAAAGTCGAAGGAGATAAATTCTATACTATTGAAGGTAACACTTCAGGAGACTCTTCTATTGTTCCAAATGGCGGTGGAGTTTATGCTAAGAGTTATTATAATTCAAATCTCCCTGGAACAAAGTTTTGTCGTCCAGACTATTCTATTGTCACATCTATTTTAACATCTCCTGCACCTGTACAGCCATCTTATACTGCATGGGTAGGTTCTTGTACAGCTAATGGAACAGATGTATTCTCAGACGCTACAGGAGCTTCTAAGCTAAGTACATATCCTAAACTTAATGCAGGTAATCTTGTGGATATCATCGGTGAATCTGGTACAAGATATCAGGTTCGTATCGCTGCAAAATATATAGGGTATGTAGAAAAATCTAACATTAAAAATCCTAATACTCCTGTTGCAACAACTACAAAAAAATATCCATTTGTAGGAAAAGTAACTGCAAGTAAATTGAATGTTCGCAAAAAACCCGGTACTGAACATCCATTACTTCCAGAGTATCCGATGTTAAATAAAGACAATCTTATTAATGTCCTCGGAGTTACAAAAGATACTAAAGGTGACAGATGGTACAAAGTATCAATTACTAAAAAAGAATATGTTGGCTATGTATCAGCCAAATATATTACTAAGGCATAAGGAGGTACGTCATGGGTATTGAACAGATACAGAAAATCCATGAGTTTGGTGAGATCAATGTGATCATATCTTTACTTCTTTGTGCAATGCTTGCTATAGCTTTAAAAGCTGGATGGGAGAAACTTCTTGATGCGCTTGGTCTCGAAACAAAAGCATCTCTACAGAAGAAAGCTTTAGAGAAGAAGTTGTCTGATATGGAACAGAAAATTGCTGATTTTGAGCAGTCTCAGCATAATTATCATGATCAGTCCATTAATATCAGAGATGATCTGAGAACAAATCAAAATACTCTGAGCACACAGCTTACTGATCTTACAACTTTGATGCAGAACTTTATAACTAATCAAGATGAGTGTACTGTAGCATCATTTAGAAGTTCTCTCTGGAGAATGCATAGAGACTTTATGGCACAAGGGTACATCACACCGGATGGATTAAAGACATTCCTAGAGATGGGAAAGCTTTATGAAAAGGCTGGTGGAAATGATATTTATCATGAGAAATTACTTCCAGATATTGAATCTCTGGAAGTCAGATATACAAAAGACAATGTACTATAATTTATGGGTAGTCAAGCATTATACTTGGCTACCCATTTTTTTACTTTGATTCTTTATCAAGCATATTCCGAACGTCTTCTACAGAAAGTCCTTTTTCTCGAAGTAATTTGGCAAGATCTTTCATAGATTGTTCTTCTTTTACGGCTGCTTCTTTCTTCTCTGCTGCAACTAAGTCTTTCATAAGATTTTTCTTCTGCAATTTAAGAGTCTTAAGTTCGTCAGTAAGCTTAGTAATTTGTTCTTCTGTTGATGTAATCTCCGCTTTAACTTCTTCAGATGTCAATTCTACTACTCGTCTTTTACCTCTCATTTGAAGTACCTCCTGACATAATTATAAATAATCATATCATAAAATTATAAAAGGTACAAGATATTACCGGAGCGTTAACATTGTTTCATCTACCTTCTCTGGTAGTTATTTTAGGAAAATTGTCTCATTGTACTGTTCGGTTTTGACACCATTTGTACACCATTTTTGTGTTAAGTTACGTGAAGATATAATATAATACGTGAATGTTAACCCTTTAAATTCAATATATAATGGTAAAAAATGGCTATATTTATTTAATTTCATGTTCCTCATGGAAATGCTTATATTTTTCTATAAACATCAACAGAAAGCTGATCATAAGGAATC